TCTCATTAAAAATCTCAAAGAAAAAAACTTTTCGGAAGTTCGTAAGTGGGTTGTTGCCAACTTGGACAACGACACTTCTATGTTATTGCGTCGTATTTACGATAGCTTATATGATTCCTTGGAGCATAGCACTATACCTGCTGCTGTCCTTATTATTGCAAAATATCAGTATCAAATTGCGTTCGTCGCAGATCAAGAGATTAATCTTTTGGCAGCGTTAACAGAAATTATGGTGGAGTGTGAATTCAAATGACTTTAACAGAATGGCAAAAGAGATTAGAATACTGGAAAAAACATCCTGAGAAAAGAGAGGAGTATCGCAGAAAAAAAAGAAAGCATTCTAAAACTTATTATGACAAAAATAAAAATGATCCAGAGTTTGTACAAATGCATCTAGATGCAACAAAAAAATGGAGAGAAGAAAATCCTGATAAAGTTAAAGATAGAGATGCTAGATATTATCAAGAAAACAAGGAAAAAGCTTATATATGGAATAAAAACTGGAGAGAAAAAAATAGAGAATTGAGTGCCTGTTATCAAAGACAGTATGTAAAAAAACGCTATAAAAATGATATTCAATATAAGTTAACCATAAGTTTGAGAACTAGACTTAATCGTGCTATTAAAAATAATCAAAAAACTGGAAGTGCTGTCGGTGAATTAGGTTGCACGATAGATGAATTTAAAGTCTACATAGAAAATAAATTTCAAGAAGGAATGTCTTGGGAAAATTGGAAACACGATGGTTGGCATTTAGATCATATAAAACCATTAAGTAGTTTTGATTTAACCGATAGAGAACAATTTTTAGAAGCATGTCATTATACAAATCTTCAACCTTTATGGGGGTGGCAAAATATGCAAAAACATGATAAAATAAATTGGAAACTTAATTAAAATGACTAAATCAACTTTTGCTAAAACTAAAGCACAAATTAAATCCTATCAGTATTATATTTTCTGGGGTGCTTGCACCGTTGCTGTAATGGCAGGACAAATATTTGTTGGTGCAGGATATCAATCAATGTCTAACTCAGTAAATGACCTTACTGAATTGATTGAAATTAAAATGGAATGGGATGAATTAGATAGAAGACGTACAGGTCAATCACCATATATGCCAATGACCGATCCAGATGATTATATTATTTGGGAAACAATTGATTAATGTCTCTTAAATCTTTTAAAACACCACTACGCTATCCTGGTGGCAAGTCTCGTGCTTGCAAAAAGATGGAACCATTCTTTCCAGATTTAAGAGATTACGATGTATACTATGAACCATTTTTAGGTGGTGGTAGTGTAGCATTACATATTACAAAAAAATATCCTAAACTTAAAATTGTTGTAAACGATTTGTATGAACCATTATATAATTTCTGGTTACAGTTACAGATTAATGGTGACTATATTCATACGCAACTTCAACAACTAAAATCAAGATTTCCTGATCGTGGTTCTGCGAGAGGATTATTTTTAGATGCAAAAGAAAAATTATATGACTTAGAAATATCAGATAAAGACCGTGCAGTTTGTTTTTATATTATAAACAAATGTTCTTTTAGTGGTCTTACTGAATCATCATCATTTTCAGAACAAGCTAGTGATGCAAATTTCTCAATGAGAGGTATTGATAAGTTACCAGTTTATAGTAAGTTAATTAAAGATTGGTACATTACAAATGTTGATTATCATCATTTGTTAGGAGATAAAGAAAAAACTTTCGTATATCTTGACCCACCATACGATATCAAGGATAATTTATATGGTAAGAAGGGCTCTATGCATAAAAAATTTGACCACGATGACTTTGCAAAAAATTGTGAAATATATAATTCAGAGATGCTTATAAGTTACAATTCAGACCAATTAGTTAAAGATAGATTTAAAGATTGGAATTGTGCTGAATTTGATTTGACATATACTATGCGTTCCGTAGGAGAGTATATGAGAAATCAAAAAACAAGAAAAGAGTTACTTCTCTTCAATTACAATACAGGAGTTTTTTAATGGACGATAGACCATCAGATATGTATCAGGACATGAAGAAACTTAATATGCTTTATGAAGAGATGTGTTGGGATAATGATGACATTTTAGAGTTTTATCCTGACTATGAAAACAACACTATTATCATCCGAAATAAAAGTATGGATGAGGATATGATTAGCGGATAGTATGTCAGAGTTTTTAAAACGTCATATCGGACCTTCAGAATCAGAGCAACGTAAAATGCTTGCTGATTTAGGTCTATCTACCATTGGTGAATTAGTAAGAGAAATTGTCCCAGATTCTATTTTACTTCGTGGTGATAGTAATTTACCAGAGGGATGTAGCGAACAAGAAGCACTTACAGAACTAAAAGATATTGCTTCACATAATATTGTCAAGAGAAGTTTAATAGGACAAGGATATTATGGAACAATAACACCCCCAGTCATACTTAGAAATGTATTTGAGAATCCTGCCTGGTATACATCTTATACACCATATCAAGCAGAGATATCTCAAGGAAGATTAGAAGCATTATTCAACTATCAAACACTTATTACAGAACTTACTGGTCTACCAGTAGCAAATGCATCTTTATTAGATGAGGGAACTGCTGCTGCAGAGGCAATGATACTTGCATATAATCAAAGTAAGAAAAAAGATTTTGTGGTTGATGATAAAATATTTCCACAAACATTAGAAGTATTAAAAACAAGAGCAAGACCATTAGGTATCAATATTGTCAAAATAGATTTAGATGCAACAATACCAATATCTTTCTTTGCTGATGCATTTGGATTTATTACACAATTACCAAATAATCACGGTACTTTAAAACATCGTAATGGAGTCTTAAGACTTGCAGAAACTTGTAAGTGTATGAAGATTGCGATTGTTGATCCACTAGCACAAGTTTTAATGCAACCTGTAGGTGAGATGGGTTTTGATATTGCAGTAGGTAGCATGCAAAGATTTGGTGTACCAATGGGATTTGGAGGACCACATGCAGCTTTCTTTGCAATCACAGATAAGTATAAAAGAAAAATACCTGGTAGAATTGTGGGACAATCTATAGATTCCCAAGGTAATAAAGCATTAAGACTTGCATTGCAAACCAGAGAGCAGCACATCAGAAGAGATAAAGCAACATCTAACATCTGTACAGCACAAGCTTTACTTGCAAATATGGCAGGATTTTATGCTGCATATCACGGAGCAGAGGGACTTAAAAATATTGCAACTCGTATTCTAACTTATCGTGAAATTCTAAGAAAAGGATTATTTTGGTTAGGTATAGATGTAGATGACACTGAAGGATTTGATACAATCAGATTTAAAAGTTTTCTTGCTGTTGAAGGATTTAATGTTCGTTATGAAGAAGACCATACCATTATTACTTTAGATGAACTTACAACTCTTGATGAAATCAAACAACTGTTAAATTCACAACAAGATTTGGTTAACAAAAGCGATACTATCGATCATATTGTTGAATCTGTAGGTAGATATAAGTGGAGAAACATACCAGAGAGAACAAAACCTTGGTTAAGACAAGATGTTTTCAATCGTTATCATAGTGAAACTGATATGATGAGATACATTAATGAGTTAGTGTCTAAAGATTTTTCACTTGTAAATGGTATGATGCCACTTGGCAGTTGCACTATGAAACTTAATGCAGCATCAGAGTTGATGCCAGTAAGTTGGAATGAGTTTGCAAACATGCATCCCTTTGCACCAGAAAATCAAACACTTGGTTATCAAAGAATAATGTTTGACCTACAAGAATGGTTATGTGATATCACTGGATTTGCTGAAGTATCGTTACAACCAAATGCAGGTTCACAGGGAGAGTATGCAGGACTATTAGCAATACAAGAATATCATCGAAGCAACGGTGACACAAATCGAAATGTATGTTTGATTCCTACAAGTGCACATGGAACAAATCCTGCATCAGCAGTGATGGTAGGTATGAAGATTGTTCCTGTTAAATGTGATGATGAAGGTAACATAGATTTAAAAGATTTAGAAAAGCAAGCGATAATGAATACCTTTGAGTTGTCTTGTATTATGATTACCTACCCATCAACTCACGGTGTATTTGAACCAACAATTAAAGACATTTGTAGAATCGTTCATGAAAATGGAGGACAAGTTTATCTTGATGGTGCAAACTTAAACGCACAAGTATTATTAGCAAAACCTTGTGAGTATGGTGCAGATGTATGTCATATGAATTTACATAAAACATTCTGCATTCCTCACGGTGGTGGCGGTCCTGGTGTTGGTCCTATCGGTGTTGCAGAACATCTTGTTCCTTTTATGCATCATCGTGTATCATCAGCAGTTCAAGGTAGTGCATCAATACTTCCTATCAGTTGGATGTATATAAGAATGATGGGTGCTGATGGATTAAGAAAAGCAAGTGAAGTATCTTTACTTACAGCAAACTGGTTGGTACATCGTATTGAACCTTTCTTCAATGTATTATATAAAGGTAATAATGGAAGAGTTGCACATGAGTGTATTTTTGATGTTAGACACTTTGATGGTATTAGTGCTGAAGATGTAGCAAAAAGATTAATGGACTATGGTTTTCACGCACCAACATTATCTTGGCCAGTTACAGGAACAGTAATGGTTGAACCAACTGAAAGTGAATCTTTATATGAACTTGAAAGATTTGGTGCAGCAATGGTAAGTATTCGTAGAGAAATTGATAAAAATAAAGATATCTTGAAAAACTCACCTCATACAGCAAAGGTTGTAAGTTCAGATAAATGGGTGTATAATTATAGTCGTGAAGAAGCAGCGTATCCAGTAAACCAAACTAATAAATTCTGGCCAGCGATATCACGAATCGACAATGTTTACGGAGATCGTAACCTTGTTTGCTCTTGTAAAAACTATTTTGATGATGTAACTAATGAAGAAAATACGAATTGATGATTGTATATTTCACAGTAAGATAAAAAATCATTTAAAAATAAAGAATGATATTTTATTTGAAATTGATAAATGTCCTATTAATAGTTTACATTTAGAAAGTTCATATTACTCTGATAGTATTTCAAAATTAGATTGGTATAAGAACTCTGATTTTAACAGACCTTGGGTTAAAATATTTCTTCCAGAATTTTGTAAAGATGTAGAGGAAATAATTTTTAGTATGTGTTATAATAGAATTAATCTGATGGAGTTGTGGTTTCAACAATACTTAGAAGGTGATACTCATGGTTGGCATATACATGGTGATCATTTTACGGGTGTATATTATCTAGAATTTCCAGAGGGTTGTTCTCAAACTGAAATTGTTTCTCCTTATAATTTAACCATTAAAAAAATTGATGTTGTGGAAGGTGATTTTATAGTTTTCCCTTCACATTATATTCATAGAGGATTACCAAACACTAAAAAAAGAAAAACAATCATATCTTATAATTTTTCTGCAATTGGTGACTCAATAAATGGTAAACCTGCATTAAATCTTAACTTACTTAAATAATGGAATTAAAAGACTGGTTAAATTCAATCAACCAAACAAAGAAAAATTTAATAGATGAAGATCCTTTAGTAGAGAAAGATTATCCACCATACATAATCAATCGCTGTTTCTCAGGACATTTAGATGCAATCCTTTTTGCAAATGAAATGAATAGGTATAATTTCTTACCAAAGAGGATGCAATACGACTTTTATATAAATACCCTCAGAACTAAGAA